GGATCTACTTGCTCTTCTAGTAGCATAGCATCCATATCGTTTGATGTGTCTTCCATTACTGCTCCGCCTTCTTTAAATTTTTTAATATTACCCATGTCCTTAGGTGCAGAAGCCATTGCATCAACTTCAATATAATCATACAAAGGGTGTTTCTTAGATCCACCTTTAACAGGGGTTAATATTTCACCTATAATATTACCTAAGTTAATGTTACCTACGGTAGTAGGTTTTAAGTTAGGAGATTCTATTTCATACTTAATGCTTCCATCTTTTCTTGTACGTTTGTTTTTTCTAGTGGAACGATTCATAATAACAGGTCCAACAAACTGTGTGTCTAAAGAGTAATAGTGATTTTTATTGTCAACTACTGCAATAATAGGATGATCTAATTTCTCTGTTATACGTTTATATGAAGCAGAGGTAAGAGGGTACTTGCTTGTTTTATCTGTTAAAGGTTTAAACTTTTCAGGTTGTAGTAAATTAGTCTTAACTACTGGTGAAGTTTTAGAACTTGTATTTTTTTTATAATTGTTTTTTAGGTCTTCTAGAGATAGTTTAGGTCCATCATATACATTAGCTCTTGCAACTGATCTGTTTTTTCTACCAAGACTAGATGTTTTCTGGGATGTTCTAGCTGTAATAAATAAATTCTCAAATGTTTCATCAGTTACATCCACTGACTTTTCTTTTCCCATCATAATGTAATTACCAAAATCAAGGTCTAATTCTATTTCATCGCCTTCTAATTTATTTACAAAAGCATCCCCTTTATAGGAAGTTTTTTTATTCGGGTTTAATGGACCAACCTCAACAGGTCTTTTAAAGAACTTTCCTGGCGCTGGCATAACACTACCTGCCTCTGGAAATAAGTCTGAATCAATAGCTCTATTTAATCTAGGATCTAAACTACTTTCTACAGTTGTACTTGCACGTAATACATTATTATCTGTTTCTAATTTTTTAAAAGTAGTATTATCTTTAGGTTTTAAACTAACATTACCTAACCCAGAACCCATTGAGCTAGTGTCAACATCTATACGTTTAGCTACACCTAAGGCTTCTTTAGCACCCTTCTTAATAAGCTTAGCAGCTGCATCACCTACACCAGGAATAAGACCTACTACCGTAGCTCCACCTAATGCACCGACAAGTAACCAGTTAGGGTCTTCAGAGGTGACTTCATCCCATACTTCTTTAGCTGCCATAGCATCACCTAAGATAGGCGTCATCTCAGCAACAAATTTAGCTACTTGTTTAAATGACAGATCTGGTAAATCTACTGCAAGCTTCTTGCCTTCTGCTGCATAGCCTAATGCTTCAGTTGTTTGTGAGTCTACACTACTTTGGACCATTTACTTCATCCCTTAAGTAAGTCAATCTACGAAGCGCCATAATCTCACCTTGAGCACGGTACATGGCTTCCATTGTAGTCTCTTGCTCTAGCTTACGATGGACATTAGATATCTTTTCATTTAGGGTTGCAACTAATGCATCCCATACAGGTTTATCGTTAACTATCTTTTTAAGTTTATTTTCCAATATTATGAACCCGAAAAGCCTTGCTCACCTGGAGTAGGTACTGTGCCTGTGCCTATGTTACCACCGCCTGCACCTGTAGTATCACTCACTGATACCCCAGCCTGCCCTGGAGCCGATCCTGGTGCGCCTGGTGTTTCTGGCATAGGAGGCCCCTGAGGAGCGCCTTCAGGCACTGGTGGGGCTGCTGGTGGCTGTGCGAACTTCTTAAGGATCTCAGCTTGGATAGCAGCATCACTCAGGGAGTTAGTTACCTTATCTGGGTCAAGGTCCATAGACTTAGCTATCTCACGTATAATGTAGTCTGATTTTACAAAGGGCTGTAGTGTTGGAGTAGATGCTACACCTATGAACTGCATAAGACGTTGTGAGCGTACTTCATTAGCCATTAGGCTCTCTGTACCTGAAGCTTTAACTTCTAAGTCACCTTTAATAGATTTATCAAAGTCAAACTGCATGTTGAAAGCAAAGAAGGCACGTCCTAGAGGTCCAATGAGATAGTCATCTACATTCTTAACAACATTTCTAATAGATCCATTAGCCGCAGACATAAGCATACTAATACCAGAGGCAGTCCTTCCAACCCCAGATACACCAGTTTGCCCGTGTGCAAAGCTAGGAAAGCCTGTACTCTCATCTGCTAATACCCTCGCCTTATCAAATAGTTGCATGTTCTCACCTGCCACGTTGGGAAACTTAGTACCAAAAATGCCTTGTCCTGGAGCACCCCCCTGCCTACGGAAGATTTTGCCTGGGTATACGCTTAGGTCTTGTCCTGGTACTAAGTTAGTCTCATCTACTTCTATGATAAGATTACCAGAAAGTGCAGCATTGTCAATCGCTAAACGCATAAAACCGTTCATTAAAGTTTGGGTATCATCCATATTCTCAGCAATACCTACACCGAAGAAAGAATAAGGGTTCAACTCATAGGGTACAGCATAGTAAGGTATACGTGTAGGTTTGAATGGATTGAGTACAAGACGCAGCACTTTGTCATTACATATCCAAGCATTTACATTTACTTGCTCTGTGTTCTTTAGTTCTTTAGGAATGGGTATGCCATTAGCTTCTAAGATCTCTGTATCAACAAAGCCCCAGAACTCCAATACTTCGTAACGCTCTGGAGAAGCTGTATTAGATGCGTCATCCTCCATGTCCTGTTCCCAGTACTTCTTCTCGTATGACTCACCCATGCGGATGGCATCGTCAATAGACTCTTCACGAAAGAATGGGCGAGACTTAAGACCTCGCATCTGTGAGCGTGTCATACGGTGACGCTCAACTATATACTCAGCCTCATCCATGCTATACGCATCAGGGTCAGGATAGAAGTTCCAAATAGATACGTGGCTAGTAGATGGTACAGTTTTGACTAGGGGGTCATACTCACCTGTTTCTTCATCCCAGTTAGGGTACTCTTTATCTACAGCAAACGGACCCTTCATAATACCTGTGCCAAATAGAGCCATCTCAAAGGATGTGTGGCGCAGCTGTTTATTAGCTCCACTCTCTTCTAGTTGGTCATGTATCTTCTTTTCCATCTTCTTAGCTGCAACCATTGCAGGATGGAATGTAGCAGTACTCTGAGTAGTTCCTGGACCCTCTATGACTTTATCGCCCATAGCCTCAAGTCTATCTTTGAGTGGACCTAAGCGTTCCATACGATCAAACATAGTCTCGCCAGGTTTTAACTTTTCCGTAGGGTCAAATAAGAATGAAACCTTAGGCTCATCACCAAAGGCTTTTGTAAGTTCTTCTTGACCAGCTGGAGCGTTAGGGTCAAGGTTAATGTGTACGGAGTCAGATACACCGTCAGGTAGTACGCTAGGATTTACCGTAAGAGGAAACTTGTTGTTACCAAACAGCACATCATTGATCTGACCATAAGCTGCAAGTGTTTTAGTTTTAGTTACCTTAACAAACACACGGGACTTCTCAGTCTCTGTAAACTGTACATCTGAGCCGTACAGACCTCTGTAGTTGCGGTACGCACGCAACCAACGAAGCTCATCTGTCTGCCTAGCATCTTCTGCACGTTTAAACCTAGAGTAAATGTAGCCTACTACACTACCTGCGTTTAACTCATCGCCGTCTTGAATTACAGATACTTCATCCGTTTCAAACAACTCTGTTTGGTCATTTTCGTTTTTAGCCATTCCTAATATCCAAACTTTTCATCAGCAGCTTGAAAACCGCTTCGTTGTGTTGCAGGATTAAAATCCCATAAAGAACTTCTTGGTCTAGTCATTATACCATATCTAATTGCGTCATACAAGTGGTCTTCTGCATGTGTATCTACATCCTCAGAGTTTTTCTTATCTAAAGGTATACTAGGTAGCTGAGCTACAGTGTTGGTGCAGGTAGAAAAGAAAACCAGTCTTGGCTCCTCAGTAAACTCATCTACTTGCAAACGGCGGTGTAGCTCATTCTTACCTGCAACCCGTGAACCTCGTGATCTATCAGATGGACGCCAACGGCAACCCTTCTGGTTCATCTGCTCAGCCAAAGACGGGCCACTGTCTCCTCGCTTGTGCCACAGGGAGCTATCTAACACACCGTATCTTATTGCACCATCTTCATGCTCTGCTTCTAGTATTAAATCTGCTAGATCAGTAGCTGTGACTTTAGAACAATATAACTCTCTATATACGATAAGCTGCTCACTAGGTGATACAGCAAACCAAACAACTCCTGTGTAACTACCGTAACCGTAGTCGCAAGCCCTAAACTTAGTCCAACCTTTTGGTATCTCAAAGGGGTCTACAACGTGTATCTGCCTGTTAAACTCAGGGAATGCAGCCCCCTCGTTAACATCCCAATTACCTTCTAACAACTGCTTGCGTTGATGCTCAGGTAGTGATAATAGCATAGCTTCGTAGTCACCACTCTCAGAGAGGTACGGATTATCAAAGAGACTAGCAGGAATAAATTTACGCTTGAATAGGGGCGTTCCAGCTTTGCTATGCCCTGATGGGTATCTTAGTGTCTCGCTAGTCTCAATGTCCGTAGCCCAAAATGATGCATTCGGAGCTGATGGATCTATAAACATCTTCTTAACCCAAGCGTGTCCACTTCCACCAGGGTTAGTCGTAGCCCTCATATAAAGACCTAAGTCCTTGTTTGCACTACGTAATCTTGAGCGCATGTAATTCCAAGCAAAGGGCGTCTGCCATTGGGTAAGCTCATCGAAGGCTACATAGTTAAAAGCCTGTCCTTGGTAACGCATAACGTCTGTGTCTCTGTCTAAGTAAGACATCCACAATGTACCACCTCTAGGCGTAGTCCACTGGCTTTTACGCTCAGACCACTTAATGCCAGGTATGGCTTTAGGGTATAACTCTTGGCTCTTTTGTATAAGCTCACGAAGTTCTTCTGTTGTGTGTCGTACAAGTAACCCACTAAAGTCTGAGTTATTCATATTACGTAGAGGGTCAGCTAGTGTTGCGTAGCTCTTACCACCCCCAGCTGCACCACCATATAGTACCTCACGCTCTATAGACGCTAGATACTGTGTTTGTGGACCTGGATTAGGCTTAAATACTATTTCTTGTGCATTAGGCACGTCATACTCAGCTGGCTTAACTGTCGCTGGTATCTTCATCGTAGTCGCTGCTTCCTTCGTAGGTATAGTAGCCGACTCTTTCTTTTTCAAGGATTTCGATCTCACGTAACGTTTTTTGGAGCCTTTCGGCAAACTTGCGCTTAATTGTAGTAAGCCTTTTTCGCTTTCTTTCGACATCTATTCTCTTCTTTAAGCCATCGTGTGTTATGCTTCTACCTGATTGAGTAGTTAACCATGCAGATACTTGCCTATAACTATAACTCTTTAAGTGTTTCTTTGCAAGCTCTAATAACTCTAACTCTTTAGAAATAGGCTGTAACCAGTCTTCCTTCTCTTGATCTACTTCATACCCAAAGGGGATGTACCTACTTGTTCTTGGAATGCGTTCCCAAAGCTTAACCTTAAAAGGTGCCTTAGGTAACATCCAGTACTCAAACTTTAAGGCTCTAGCTGGTCTACCCGTCTTCAGCATCATCACTATTCTTAGGTGGGAGAATAAATAGTCCACCTGTAGACTCAACTGCTATTCTTTCTGTTTTAACAATACCAGCACGGTCTAGTATCTGCCCTGCTGCTACCATCTTCTCTTTAATTCCTAGTTGGGTAGGGTCTTCTAAGGCACTAGCGTAGGCTACAGCAGCACGAGGGCCAACCCTAGACATATAAGATTTAGTTGCATCAAATATCTCATCTTTTAATGAAGCTACAATAGTAGTAGTAGATGTGCCTTCGCTGTAACCTGCTAACTTCTTAGCGAAGACAACATCGCCTGCAGCCTCTTCAAAGAGTACATCAAGAAACTTCTGTTGGTTTTCTGTAAGATTACGAGCCATTACTTGATCTTCCTATGAGGTTTTACTTTCGCAGCAACTTTTTTTGGTTGAGCCACATGCTGCTTACCCGAAGCAGTGCCTTTCCGCTTGGATCGTGTTGTAGCGGCATACTCAGAAGAACTAAGAGAATT